ATATTCTCGTTCCTATCGCAGTAGTTACAGAATCTATGCTCCCAGGACGATCTATAAACTATCTTGTTTATGTCGCCAATATATTTGTCTGGGTTCTGTGGTTGAAAGAGACCAGACCTATGAAGTCCATTGGGTTTTACGTTCTTTATGGACATAAAATTAATTAAACATTGTAGCTATTATCGTCGCCAGTTATGTAGCTAAACGGAATAGTTTTCGGACTTTTAGGCGGATGTATTTTTTTCCAGCCCTTAGCAAATCCATTTTTAGCTATCTGTGTGAAGTATGCAAAAGGATTATTTGATTTAGCTGGATCAAATCTGTTCCAGTACTTGCATAGATCCTCCATGGCAAAAGCCATGCAATCATCCTTATCGTCAGGGTCCTTATAAGCCATTTTTTTAGATATTCCCTCTATCATCAAGGTGAACATCTCGATAGTTTCATTTGTAAGCTGGCCTTTGGTCTTGGACTCGTTAAAAGCCCTTAAAAGATCGCTGTTTCTGACGTAAACTTTTGCCATTGTGTTTGATTTTTTGTAAATAAAAAAAATCCCTCTATTGCTAGGGGGATTGGTTTAATATTGTAGATTTATTTTACTTTGTTGTTTCGTCTTCCTCGTCGAAATCCTCAGCGGAAACCTTTGCGGATTTAGATGGGGCTGTTGCTAATTTACCCTTTGACGATTCTACGAAGCTTTTTCCTGGTTTACCTTGATTTGGGTTGTCAGGAGCAAAATAAAAGTTACGACTTAATTTTTTTTTTCAGCCTCAGATTCGTGGATGTTATATCCCATGTGGTTTCCATCAATATCGAAATCAACTTCTCCTGTTCCTTTTTTACCTGGCGCTTCAGATAGTCCTTGATTAGAAGCTATCGTTTTTAACACCTTCTTTGTTTCAGGATTGATGTTTCTAGTGATCTTCTTTGGAGAAGCTAGGTTGTGCTCCTTTGTGTTAGCCTTGTTAGTCTCTTTAGCTTTAGTTCCGTTAGTAGGAGCTTTTTCAATATTCGCATCATTTGATTCCTGAACATTGTTATATCCTATCCCGTAACCCTTTACATCAAATTTAGTAGGCTTCTGTCCATCGACTCCTTCAGCAAAATTAGCTGCCTTTGGGTTTTTTAGGTCCTTAGACATAGGCTTGTCAGATTTTTCTTCTGGTGCTTCTACCAAGTTTGGTTGCTGAGGTTTAGTTTTTACAGACTTCTTTTTATCTGGTGCAGTAGCATAGTTTTGTACAGCTTTCTCAGATTTAACCTTTTTTCCGTTCTCTGGAGCAACTGCCATACCGTTTGATTCCTTGATCTCCTCCTCTCCTTCTTCATCTTTTGAAGCAGTTTCATTGTCATCAGCAGCTTTATTAAGGGCTTCTTCTAGATCTTGAATCTCATCTATTCTGTGATCTTCCGTTTTTCCAGCGTCGGTCAAAATAGTGTATCTACCTGAAGTGTTATCTACAGATATGATCTTTCCAGTCTCGCCTGACTCTTTTATTTTAACGTAATCGCCAATAGAAAAAGCATCGTCCTCTAAAAGATCCATATCAATTTCTAAAAAATCGTTCTCGATTCTATCGATCTCCTCATTAACAGCAGACCATTTATTTCTAAGTACCTTTAGTTCTCTTTTTAGTAGGGCCTCAGCTTCTTTGATTGAAGCCTCGTTAGCTATGATTGGGTTCTTCATAGCCTCCTGTATCTTGTTTAGCTCTTTCTCTATCTTAGTTATGTTTGAAAGTATTTCAGTTCTATCGTTAATTAGAATTGATTTACTTCTAAGCTCACCTTCCAAGAATTCAGTTAAACCTTGAGAAATATCATATCTCAAAGACTCTTTAACCATACTAACGGCTTGTAGCGCATTTACACGGTAAACTGAATTTTCTTTCATAGCTTCGTTTACTTTCTGCAAGTATAAAGCTCCGTCCCACTTAAACAAATTAATTCTTAATCCCTCATAGATTCTAGAAACTAAAGACTTAGCAAAATCAAGTTCAACTATAGCATTAATGTTTTCGTAAACAGACATAACCTGATTAACTACCTTCATGTCATTGTAACCTGAGGTCGAAGAAACTTCCAATCCTATAAGTTTTCCTAGTTCTGCAACTGATCTAAACTTCAATTGTGTTTTTCCTAGATAAACGTTAGGTGATCCTTCTAGACCCTCTGTTATCTTAATAAGCTTCTTACCGATGTAGAAATTAACACCGCTTTCGTCTACCCTAACTATAGGATCGTTAACTATTGAGATAAGATTTACAAAGTCACCACCAAATTTTTCAAAAGCCTGATCAGCTGAGATCTTATAGATTCCCTCTTGGTTAGCTTCGAAAATTGAACCATTCATGTAAAATCCGAAAGAACCATCGTTAGTGAAAACTGGTGAATAAACCTTTTCAACATATGATTCATTCTGAGCTACCTCTGGTATATTAAGCTTGCTAGCATTTGTTTTTCCTTCGTTTTCGTTCAAGAAGTTAATTAAGTTTCTAACAACTGGATTAAAAGAATACATTGAAATGTTCTTAAGTAGCAATCTATTAGACTTGTCCTCAGAAACCATCCAATTATTCAATGACTCATAAAGTCCACCGTAGAATTCTCTAGAACCAGAGTTCTTTATAGAATCTATTACTTTAGATACTTCTATTTCCCTATCAAAATCGTTTCTCTTCTTAACTAGAGACTCATAAACAGACTTAGCTGTCTTATCCCACTGTAAATCTGAGATGTCCTTTATAAAATTGTCAATTACGTGATACTCACCAATACCTTTTGCTGAGATTATGTTTCTGTAGTTTTCCAACATTATTTTAACACCAAAGTGCTCGGAGATTGGGGAAACGCTTATTTTGTTAATAGCTTTAAGCACGCCTAAATCCTTAACAGACTCTGACAATAGGAAAGAGTTTGTAGCACGATCGTTATCTAACCCAGATAGAGATTCGTTCAATCTGTCTATTTGGTTGGTGTTTATTTCGTTTCTATTATCAGTTACCCAGGTTCCTGAATTTTGAACAGATTTATTGCCTCCCCAAGATTCCATTAAAGAAGAAGCAAGACTCTTAGAAGCTTCCATTTCTCTCTTTCTAGCTTCAGAGTGCAAATCAATGCTCTCCCTTAAGAAAGAGCCAATTGCATCGTCATTTTCCTTAATCTGTCCTAGTCCCTCCATAAGGCTTTCTCTAGAAAAAGAGCTATTTAGAAAGTTTTCACAAAGTGAACTCACTTCAGGAGACTTTGTTGTTTCTTTCAATTTTTTTACTTTATTTATAAAATCCATGGGTTGTATGTTTTTTTCAAATTATATATCTAGTTTCCGAGATTTTTTTATATATCACTGTCGGCAGACCATTATTTCCACTCTAACTCTTTTTCCTGTGTGATTGTTGCATATTCTTATGCCTCCGTTTTGGTATACTGGGCCAGGTAAAGATAGATTCCATCCTATCTCTCCAGAGTCTACTGTAGTAATGTTAGGGCCACTTAATATCATTATTTCACCCATATAGTATGTTTTTCCCTGGTATTCCCAGGTAACCCATCTATCCTTTGGTAACACATCATCAGGATAGATGCCCTTAAATACTATAAAGTTAACAAATCCGGAGGGATCAACTATATCCGTCTGACTTAAGAAAGAGCAAGTACCAGGGGCCAAATTTAGATTAACCTTAGAAAAAGCGCTAACTTCCATCTCAAAGTCTTTTAGAGAGACCATTGTCTGAGCGTTTAGAGCAGTACCGGAATCTATAACAAGATCACTCTTCTCAAATTTGAATCCTGCTGGTTCAGGTGGACAAGGTACGGGTCTAGTTGCCATAAATTTAATTAGATGTTATCACTACCAGTTTTACTGGTCTAGTTGTTATATTGGAAAAGCTGATACCTCCTAAGTTGGGATTGTAAATTGGTCCGGTGTGTCCATAATATGCAAAGGGACTCATGTTCCATCCAGCCCATGAATTTACACCCTGCTTAACTCCCCCGGAAAGTGCCATTATTTCTCCCATTGGATATCTCTCGTCACCACCATAATCCCAAAGAAGAAACTTTTCAGAGGCTATGGACTCTGGCAAATAATAAGCTCTCGCAAATATAAAACCAGCCTCGTTTGCAGTTTCTGTATAGTCTCCAGGATCTATACTTACTGTTGTATCTGGTGCTATTACAAATGTCTGCTTTTGGTATGTGGAAAAAACTAAAAGCGGATGGAAAAAAGATTCTAAATTTATAGACTCAGCAACTTGAGCTTGTTGATGAACATTGAAGCCTGAGTTAAAAAATCTGAGCTTATATGGATCATTCTTATACTTGAATGTCCAATTTATTATGGAAAGCTGGTCCCTGGTTTTTGCTACGTTTTTATAATTAGTAACAAAAGCACAAGCACCGGGAACAAATACAGGGTTTACAAATCCACCCTGTACATTACTGGACCCAGTTGAAGAACTGGAACCACCATCAAAATCAGTATTATCAGACACCATTAGTGTATATATTTACACTAAACCGAAAGAAGATAAAAATTATCCTCTAGGTCTCCATTTAGACCTATTAATTTCATATTCGTTCCTATTATTACGTGAAATGGTGTTTTGATTGTATGCGGGGTCAGGAGTAACAACATTAACCTCCTCGTTTACTATTTTATTATCCTCGCTAAGCTCTTGTTTATTCTCTTCCTGGGTTTCTATTTGCTCCTCTACCGGGGTTCTAGCAATTTCAGATTCTGTCACGTCTTTAGACTCTTCTTCGACATCTAAAGTCCCTGCATCACCTAAATCTACTATATCTAACGATTCTAATTCTTCAGCCAAGCTTTTAGATTCAACAGGTTCAGAAGCATCTACCTCTACAGCGGTATCGGTAGGCTCAGGCTTTATGTAATCGACTAATGACTTTATAAATCCAAGAGCAACTAAAGGAAGTATTGCACCCGATATAATGGAAAGTATTCTTTTCTGATATATTAGATCCTCTTCTATAAGGCCAAATAACTCAGACCACATTTTAAAATCGCCAATGTTTATATAGGCATAGTAAGTATTTCCCATAGCCTGCATACCGGTCAGTATTATAAACAAAGCCCAGACTAAGAATTTATTCATCTTATCCAGAGCTATTATGGAAGCCAAAGAAGCAGCTGCACCTAACTCAAAAGCTATCGCTAGAGAAACAGAAAGCCACTTCGGATTTGTGAGATCGAAAAACTGAACTACGTGTATAGTGGAAATTACAGAAACAACAAGATACAGGGTAACAAAAGTTCCTATAACGAAGTATTTCAGGGCATTGCTTTTCACTTTGTTTGATCTATTTTTGACTTTATATCAGACAAAGAAGACTTACCCTTATCGAAATCATCCTCATAAATTAAGAAATTAAACATCGTCTGATTCATAGATTTCTCTAAGTCACTTTTAGTTACGCTAACTTTTTGCAAAGAGTCTACAGATGTGTTAAGTGTCTTAATTCCCTTTTCGATTCTATCAACATCGTTATTTACTCCGCATTGTCTCAAAAACATCATAAGCACCAATACGATGGATATCCACCATGAATTTGATTTAATTTTTTCTAGCATTTTCATTTTTTTTTATATTTATCTTAAAAAATATAGAACATAAAAAAATAGCCAGTAAACTGGCTATTGATCAGTATCTATAGATTAGCAAACTTCTAGTCCCTGCTCAGCTGCGTTAAGCTCTTTTTGGAGGTCGTTAACAACTAGATTATCCTCCTTGACGTTACTTAGCGCAATATCAACTGGCTTGAAAACTTTTATAAAGTTCTGAGCTGATTCTAATCCCTTACCCTTTCCCTTGGACAAAAAGTAGTGACTAGCTTCAATGGTCAATGCACCAAAATAAATCGTGTTATCTTTCACGCCATCAGCTTCTGCTTTCTGAATGGATTTATTTATCTCGATGATACCCAATGATTCAGTGGAATTCCACTCAGCTTCTTCATTTATGAACCGCTTAAACATTGACAATGTAGAAGAATCCATAGATACAGCATAAACTTTCTTAGAGAGTTCTTTTCTCTTCTCCTCGATTTGCTTCTTTAAAGCATCAACTTTGGCTTCGTCTACGTTTACTTTAATGCCATCTATATCAAAAGATGCACTCTCCGATGGCAATCTGTCAAGATTTTCAGATGTAGCTAAAACTAAATCGTCTTGGTTTTTTCCTGTTTTTCCCATTTTAATAACTTTTATTATTCTATCAAATTCAACACGTTTTGTTTCTATCCAATATCAAAAATATCAATATCGCTGGGATCTTTTTTATCGTCTACCTGTGTGAGAACCGATGTTTCTGTTGTTAAATCAGGATCTAGCATGTTCTGATCCAAATACATTTTTAAAGGTCCCCTTAAATCCTTAGCTGGATATATTCTTGCTGGTTCTTCTGGGCCGATGTGAACTAGAAATCCACTCTCCGTTTCTATACCCAATTCCTCCTCCAGTATTAGTCTATAAAGGGATATCTGGATAGAATACTCGTTGTGATGATTTTCATATAGCGTATTAAACGGCCTTAGTAATTTCTTATATCTTCCTTTCGGGTGTCCATCATGCTTGAACTCCTTGTTGGTTTTCCAGTCACCTATTATGAAAATCATCTTATTCCTAGATGAATCCCACATTAAGAAAGGCTGATCTATTGTGCCGGCAATCCTCCACTTTCTGGAAAATATTTTAAGCTCAGATTTAAGCGGAATCAGATTTTTAAATTTAAGGTCATAGATTGACTTAAACTTATTAACACGCTCTAAGAAATCTGCATCTTCGGGTAATTCAGGATTCTCACCGCTCCAGAAATCCTCTATCCATTTATGTACTCTGGACCCCAAAGAAGTAGCTTTATTACCAGCTTCAGTCCACTCATTCTCTATCACAGACGGATCCACTCCTCTCTGTCTAGCCTTCTCCTTAATCCAATATTCCCTATTGAAAGGCTCCTTAAATTTCTTCAGGAAAGTGGTAACGGAATCGAACTTGATGTCCTTATATTTGTAAGTGTGAGATCCTTCTTCAAAGATAAAATTAGGATCACTGAATTTACCTATCTCCTTTTCTATACGGCTCTTCTCTAACTCGATAATTTCATTCATACCGGATTACACCAAAAAATTAAAAATTAAATAAATCAAAGCGGAAGGAAGTAAAGCAAAGTAAAAAGTAAACCACACCCAGTTGAACTTTTTGAATATAAAATAGTAAACTACGAGAAAAGACTCATCGTCAGTTCCGTCTATCGGTTCAAGAGATACGGAAATCATTTCCTCTATACCTGCCTTTCTGAGGTACTCGTTTATTGGCTTTAGCATATCAAAGACAAAAGAAGGTCTAACATCTTTACCCAGATCAGGCGACATCGTCACTTCAGGTGGCAAATTTACAACGGTGTATATCCGACAAAGCCAGTCATATCTAAGATTCTTCCTAGTCCAGATTATCTCCTTGGCTGATTCTTCCTTAATTATCTTCCGATACTTAAGGTATATTAAAAACTCTTTTAGTGCTGAGAACATAGTATCTTCATTTTATTATTATAGACCCAGATGGGTTAGTGTTTCTTAACCTTTCTTTTTATCTGAGCTCTAGCTCTCCTGATTCTAGTTGCGATCGATCTCTTTTTTATGCCATACTTGTGGGCTATGTCCTTATACTTCATACCGTTTATCTCACGGTCAATCATGATGTCACGATATATTTCAGGAAGAGCACGGATTTCATCTATAACAGAGTCGTAGATCTCCTCTAGTGTGTTCTCCTCTTTGAAACAGTAATCGGGTGAATCCTCTAGAGTGTAAGCCCCGTCAGTAAGGGTGTTTGAATTTTTCTTATTGGAGTGATAATCTATCTCCTGGTCGCTCTGTGAAACGAATCTGCTTCTAGACTTTATAAGGAGTAGGCTTTCATTTCGGGCTATATTATAGCACCAGGTGGAAAAATTAGCTCTCTCGCTATTGTACTGATCTATCTTGGTCCATATTTTGGACATAGTATTAATGAAAGCATCTTCTGCTTGTTCTCTATCTTTTAGAATTACAAAGCAATGGTTTAGTATACCAGGCCTAAGTCTGTCAAATAAATCAACGAAAGATTTTTCATTCTTCTCGATTAAAAAAATCTCCGCTAGGGATTGGATGTTGTTCTCTTTTTTAGCCATATTTAATATAAAAATTATCGATTTTAAAGTTTAACTATCTCAATTCCACCCATTAAGAGGAATGGAATTGATTCTTTTTTCCTATACAATTCAGTAAACACAACCTTTTTTACACCGGATTGTATAATAAGTTTTGAGCACTCGAAGCAAGGTGAAAGAGTTACATACAGTGTAGACCCATCCGAGCTAAGTGTGCTCTTTGAAAGCTTAGTTATAGCATTAGCTTCAGCGTGCAATACCCAAGACAATGTGTTATTCTCGTCATCCTCACATTGGTTAGGAAATCCAGTTGGGGATCCATTATATCCATCAGATATTATAGATTTATCCTTCACCACCAAACAACCAACCTGAGCTCTCTTACAACTTGAATTTTTAGACCAAGCTGATGCCATCTCTAAATATATCAAATCCCTGTTCCTGTCTTTGTCAGTAGGATGAATAGAATCTCCCAAAAAGCAATGGAACCCACCGGCCTCCGGATCCCTAGATATCCTCCAATTTTCATTTTCTAGATAGAAGGTGTCATCCAAAAAATCAAGTTCACTATATAGTTGAGATTGCATTCCAGTTTTCATTAGGGCAAAGGATTAAATAGTATTTCTCGCTAATATACTAAATAAACCCGTAGAAAAAAGTATGGTCCCCTTAAATTCTTCTAGAATCAGGCCTAAAAGGATCGGGATTGTATATATTAAGCGGACCACTTAAAGATCTAGCCATACTCCCAAGAAGGGCTTTTATTTCTTTCATATCATTTGATAAAAAAGGAGATCCCTCAGATACACTGACTTCACCCCCAGATTTACTAGTGGTAGAACTAGATTGTGTATTTCCACCACCGCCACTACCGCTATCTGATTTAGCCTCCATAGGAGCAGCAGATGGGGCTGGGGGTTGAGGTGCAGGCTGCGTCTGGGAAGCTTCAGCGGGTGCAGGTTTGCTAGTTTTAGAAAGAGCTGCGTTAGACTTTTCAACCTTAGGCCCAGGTTTTTTACCTGCGGGAACTGAAGCTGGTTTAGCTAAAAGACCGGATGCAGTTTTAGCCGATCCTGCTGTGGTCTTTTCAACTTTCCCGTTTTCACTAAATAATTTCTTATCTAGATTATCCGTCTGTTTGATACCCTTAGATTCCATTAACTTTGAAATCTCCGCCTCATATTGGCCCATGTAATCTTCAAGGCCAAAAGCTTTTAACATCTCTACACCGCTCTTTATTGCGTCGGTTCCAGATTTATTTCCTCCCTCTTTTTTAGCAGCGGGTCCTTCACCCTTGTTTACCTTTGATAATTCAGGGGATTCGGTATTTAATACAGAAGATTCAGATTTTTTTTTGGCCTCAGAAAACCTTCGATTAGCTTCTTCGTCCATGAATTTCTCGATCTCGTAATTAAGGACATCACTATTGTTAGCTAAACCAGGGGTTTCTTTAATTAATTGAGCGACGTGGTTATCAACTTCACTCTGTGAAGGGTAAAAATCCTTAAAAAGCATGCTTTTTATTCCGCCACTTTCACTGATAATAGATTCTGCTGTCTTGACATTAACTCTACCTGTTTCACCTTTTACACCTGCAAATGGTCCTGCTGTCGGTGCACCAGATGCAGCAGATTTCCCTTGCTCTGATATCTTTTTACTTAAAGAGTCTAGGACAGTCAATTTATCAGAATCACTTTTAGTATCTAAACCCAAAGCGGAATTCTCTGCAATATCACTCTGTATACTTTTTTTAATCTCCTCTATGGGATATCTACCATTATCACCAACCAAAAAATTATACCCACCTTGATTTTCTACTTTTACGAAACCATCTTTTATGAAGTCCTTCATCCTAGGAATTGCATTCAATCCATCTATAAGGTCCGATACATTTAGGGGTACAACTTTGGAACCACCAGGGATCTCCATTATTTCTGGTCCGTTTTCTCCTACCACATATGTTCCAGGTTCAGTTGCCTTTCCGCCATCTTTTAAAGCACCTTTTACAGGGACTTTCTGTTGGTTCTGTTTGGCACTTTTAGATGCCATTAGCTTTGAAATCTCCGCCTCATATTGGCCCATAAAATCTTCAAGGCCGAATTTTTTTAACATCTCTGCTCCCTTCTTTACCGCATCGTTTTCGGGAAGATTAGGATTTTTTTTAGAACCTGTGGATTCAGCAATTTTATCCGGAAGACCCTGAAGATCCTTAGAGACAGATTTTGATATCTCCTTAAGATCTTTAGAAACAGATCCTGATATAGCTCCCAGATTTTTGTTGGTTTGCTTTAGCTCTTTAACAACCTCGGCTAAGTTCCTGGAAACATCCAATAGCTGTTTGTACTCATTGCTATCCGCCATTAATATTAAATTATTTGATTTATATATTTAATATTATCTACGGAGGGTGAAAACATTCTTTTTGCCGTCTGCCTCCAGGTTACTATTGTTCTCTTCCTCTATCACGATATTCAATTTATCTAGCCATATCTGATATTCGTAATAGGGTATAGACTCCAGCCAATCTGGATCTATTTTATGCTCTTGCCAGAGCCTAAATTTAATATCAAAGAAGTTTTCTAAGGATATCTGAAATAATGAAAAGTGATCTAATCCCGCCGGGAAATGATATTTCAGCGGAGACCTCCCTACCTCCGCATTTAGGACATTTAACAGAAGCTTTTGGCTTAGTCCCTATCTTTATTCTTTCAGATAGTATGAAGTATAAAGAGAATTCCTCCTTTGTCCAGTAATCCATCTTTCTCATCTCGTTCATTATGAATTGATTATCCATCACCCTCCATTCTTCAAATAGGAATGGAGATATTTTAAGGAAAGAGTCATCAACATCTATATTGTTCTTTAAACAATGAGCAGTGAACTCAGATATTCTTTGAGTTACTCCTATACTAGGAACATACATTCTAATGGGATTTGATGATCCACCTATTTGAAAGGTAAAGCATCTATTTGTAGGATCATAATATTTAGAAACCTCAGAATCCAAGGTATATGAAGCTAAAACACCGGTTCTTAATTCAAATCCATTTGTCAGCGGGCATTCTTTTTTATTCTCACACTCGGTTTCGGGGAAGAGTACAACTGAATTTTCACCCTTTACAAAGGTTAAATCCCTTATTGCTACAATTATGAAAAATCTATCCTCTGACTTAAGATCCTTGTAAGAAACCACTCCTTCGTTTGGGAATTCCATAGAAAGGCACCTGTCTAGAATATACCCTAATTTTTCTTCTATGTCCAATCTATCTGTCTCGTCTATAGTTGAGAAGTGGCGGATTTCTTTAACATCAGCAGGTCTAATAGCCATTCTTACACCTTCTGGATAAAACATTCCTTTAGAAGGTAGAATATCAACAGGTAGGTTTTTCCAGCCTATGTCGCCGGGTGATATTTTTCTTTCCCCTGCTTGTCCAGTGTTGCCAAATGGAGTAGCGGGTGCTCTGAAAAAATTCTGAGCTTTACCCAATGATGTTACCTCCTGCTGTTCTTCAGCAGCGGGCGGTGCAGGATCTTGCTGGGTCATTTGATTCACCTCAGCATATTCTTTGATTTCTTTTTCTGGAAGTGGATCATATTTCAATCCGCCCTCTTCTTCTCTTCTTCTTAGAATTTCTTCGGGTGATAAGTCTAGCATAACGTATAGGTTTTAAAGTCTTTAGTATATTATATACCAATAAAATAAAAAAGCCTCAAAAATATTGAGGCTATTGTGGGGTTTTTGAAAATTTTTGATTCTTTACAAGAATGTATCTTCCCAGTAATCACATTTCCATGTTACTGATAGACTGTAGATGCTATTTCCCTGATCGTAATCGAGATCCATTGCGTTTATTGGCTCACTTATGAAGCAAGAAGGAATTCTGATTCTTCTAAATACGTCACCTTGCTTATTAAAAACAGAGATAAGAACTGATCCGACATAATCTCTCTTTAATCCCATTGCGCCAGTTAATGGGTTATAGATTAAATCAGACCACTGTCTAAGTATTTTATAGATAGTCATCGAATTGGCACTATTAAGGTTAACCTCAAAATCTATGGTCATATCCATATCTGATGTTGAAGGCTCACCTCCAGCATATCTTCTAGTTGCAAACTTATAAAACTGTTCAACCGGAGCTGAAGGTTGAATGTCTACAGCTAAACCGCTAATGCTTTTAACTTGCTGGGTAAGAATAAACTCGCCCTGGAACTGAGTTGCAGCTTCAGTTATCGCAGCAGGTGGTGTTATAAGAACCTCAAATTGGTTCAAATAAACCGGCTCGTAATAGTTTCTAGCCGCTGTAGACTGATTGAAATGTGGTAATCCTGCCATTTATGTTATTTTTTTATAGGAATGTATCCTCCCAGTAGTCAACCGCCCATTCCATGTTATCGATCTTGTAGATCTCCTCACTGGTATAATTTAATCCCATAGCGGAAACTGGTTTTATTGGGAAGCAATCTCTGCAAACTACTCTTCTATATACATCTCCCTGTTTGTTAAACATAGAGATTACTATAGTTCCAGTGTAATCTGTTTTTAAACCCATAGCTCCAGTTAAAGGATTGTAAATAAGATCAGTCCACTGTCTTAGAGTTTTAAAAACATACATTGAATTAGCATCATTAAGGTTAATCGTGAAACTCAACGAAACGTTCATGTAAGTTGTATCCGGCTTTGCTCCTGCATAGTTTCTTTTAGCAAACTTATACTTCTGGTTAACAGTAGAAGGATTTTTATCCAGCTGTAACCCATTAACTTTAGTAACGTGCTCTAGCAATATAGGTCCTCCAGCAACCGGTCCTGGAGGGGTAATTGTAACTTCAAATTGGTTCAGATAAACAGGTTCAAACTTGTTTATCGAAGACATCGAACTTGAATAGTGTGGTAAATTTGCCATATCAAACTATTTATCTATTTTTCTATTGCGAGCAAATTTTTACGCAAACTGTATAAATCCTCCAGCTGCAATACCACCTGTTCTAGTAACAGTTATTCTGTTGATGAACTTCTGTATTCCTCTAGCTGGCTCTATTATGATGTCTATTACTCCCATATTCATATCTATGATTGCTGGAGTGTTATTAGAGGAATCCATAATAGTCTTGTATGCGTAAATTCCACCTCCTGCTCTAACACCATCTAGGTAGTTATCGACCAAAGTCTTAATCTCAAGTCTGATGGAATCTTCGTTGAAGTCGAACAAGTAGTTTGCAAGTATAGTTTCAACGTCAGTTTCTATACTGATAAGAAGATCTCTTACGTGAACAAGGTTGAATGCTGAGTTTACGGTCTGATAAGCTGTACCATTTCCGAATATAACAACACCAACTCCTTTTCTTCTTATAATAGGATTCAATCCGATTGGCTCTAGATTTCCTCTGTCCTCGTCTGTGAAGTCATACTCAACACCAACTATCGTACCTCCAGAAAGGACCCCTCTTTTTTGACCTGCTATAATAGCATAAGGTTCACCGTTAGCAAACTTTCTAACGAAGTTGTTAGATATCAAAGCGGCTGGTGGTACATTTATGTTTCTATTGTTTTCCCTTATGGTAACATAGGGAAGATAGAATGCGCAGAATTTAGCTCCATCTGCCTCAGTAGGTAAGCTGAATGTGTAGCTTGGATTCAGGGATAGATTTCCTCCAGCTGCTATGTAAGCAGTATTTATAACAGGAGCTGGGTTAGCCGCTGTCGGAGCGTCAGTAAATCTAGGATCCGTAGAGTTTTGGAACTGAGTAATAGAGGGTGCATTTATAAAAGATAAGCACTTCTGTCTCATCATAGCCAATCTACTAAGTTGATACTTAGAGTTTGGCAAAATCTGACCAGAGAAAGTATCGATTATGTACCTAAATGTGATAACATCTTTCGATGCTAGTGTAACTGCAAGATTAGTATTATACAGAACGTTTAGCAATTCGCTAATTCTAGCATCAGTGCCATTAGGTCTGTGCCTCTCAGTCATAACAAATCCTCTCAAGTAAGTAAAATCAAAAGAAGTTGTGAAATCCTCTATCGAGATAAATCTCTGAACTCTTAGAGGTGTTCCAGAATAATATAAGACCGGTCTAGCAGTAGTCACTCTATATGTTCCGAAAGTGGTTGTTGCAGAGACAGTAGATATTCTAGTCAATCTGTTCTGTCTAACCCCAACTGCATCAGCACAAATATTAAGATCTGTAGAAACTATCCAATCACCAACCGAGAGAGGAACGTTGCCGTTAGCGTCTTCGGTGATTAAGAAAGTTGTTGAGTCTATTCTTGAGGTAACATTAATAAATTCAGATATGTTACCATTCTGAGAGATGATATCTATTTTATTAGCGGAAACTGGCTGACCAACATTATCCGAAGCATAAGAAGCTCCAAAAGCAGCTATATTCTCCAAAGATGTTATGTCTCTGGACTCATTGCTATATGCTCTAGTAATATAGTAATCAAACTGATCCCTATCTGTAGCAAAAGTGAACTCTAAAAACTGATCCTGTGTACCGTCGCTATTTTTCCAAATGAGATCACCATTTTGAAGCTCGTCATATTGCTTATCTATATAAGGTAAAGACATGGAATACGAAATCAAAGAATTTGAATATCCATCAGGGAATCCTGTTCCTGTTGCGCCTGTACTACCACTGGGGTTCAAGACAGAGTCTATTCCGATCCTGTCTGCCAGGCCAAACTGATAAGCAGTTCCACCGTTGGTGAAAGTTACCTCAGCAGGATTTATTGGATCCAAATAAGGCCAAGGCTGAACTACTACACCTTGCGATCTGTAGTATGCAGTGTCCAAAGGATGACTCCAAAGTATTCTAACCTGTGAGTTTACGCTCTTAACAGTTGCTATCTTTAATTTAGTAATCTGTGTAGCTCCAGATCCACCAAAGCTATCAAGAATTCCCCCAGTAACGCCAGATGGTATAAGAACTCTACCGATAATAAATTTCTGATCAGAGGGTGAAGCTATGGTACAAAATGTCTGTAGAGCTGTTTTTTGAGATGTTGTTAATTCATTAGGACCTGTTCCAGTAACTAGATAGTGAAATCCGCTATCGAACTGGGAAGCACTATAAGTTTGGAAAGAATCAAGATTAACACCCTTATCTGTTGTTCCACCTGTTGCTCCGCCGCTTATAAAATCAAATAGAGTTCCAACGTACATTGATCCTCCAGTAGCTCCAGAAGCACCAGTTACACCTACGCTGTTTTTGGTGTAAAGATAGTCTGCGACCAAAGCCTGATCATAACTTAAGAAATTAAGTCTAGGAGTAACTAGGTCTCTATCTGATGTTAACTCATCAATAAGATTATGGCCAACCAGATCTATCTGATAATCACTGTTACAAATATCATCAAAAGCTTCCTGGTCAATCGCACAGAATAACCCGTTTTGAGGTGTTTGTGAATTTATAAGGGTTTGTATGTATTGGTTATTACCATTTAGATCAACGAAATCTGGAATAATACATCCAGTTTGGCTGATAACGATGTTTACATCAGGGTCAGAAAGGAAAGCGTCGATCTTATTTTTAACAAATCCATTTGCAGTGAAATATCCGCTACCAGTGATCGGGTTATATCCCCATTTTGGATCCAAAGCAAGAACCGGATAATTAGTCCAATCACCAGACACCGCTATTACATCAATGAAATAATCCTGCATGTAATCATATGGGTGAATAAAAGTTGGAACGTTCTCAGCACCATACCAATCTATAGCAAAGACGTTATATCCCTTTATAGGGGTAACTGAGTCAGTAGACTTTCTAACTATAGCACTCATAGCCTGCTGACCAAGATTAACAAGGCTAAAAAGCTTTCCTTGGTCTGCAACGCTTAGTGTTGCTAGGAAATACTCAGGAGACGGGAACCAGAATCTTTCCTTGTTATAAAAAGAAGAATATAATTTTTCAGTCTCAACACCATTGGCTTGCTCAGTATTCAAAGAGAATGATCTATAAACTGTAAGATCCGCAGTTGCGCTGTCTATATCATCATCAAGCTTCAAGAGGTTTAAAGCAAAAACAGGTCCAGCATTTAAGCAGGTTAGAATCGATCTTTGGAAGAAAGATCCTCTGTTTTCTAAAGATCTGTCTATATCGCCGAAAACCGCAATCATTGTAGTAACATCTGGAATATAAACAGGTGTATTGAAAGGTCCCTTATTAGAGAAACCCACAACCAATCTGAGGGTATTCGAGGTTAGTATGACGTTTTGTGAAGCGTCAAACTCCAGTGTATAAACACCAGATGCCTTAAATTGCGAGAAATCTATCTTAATTTTTTGTGCCATTATTATTTATAGGTTATTTTGCTTCTTCACCTATATATATCGACACGAATAAGAAAAGCAGCGCTTTACATTAGAGAGTTAAAGTCGCTGTATCCCTTTGCATCTTTAGAATAGAAAGTCTTGCCGGTTCCTAAAAATGGATCGTTCTGAGCAGTATTAGTTTCACCCATTTTAGATAAAATCATAGTCTTATAACCATTGTCCATAATATCAAAAAGTTCACCCGACAATTGATAGAAGGATCCACTCTCAAAAGCAGAAGGTAAATTTACTAGAGACATAGCAACGTCATCGTGACCAGTTTGACTAGAATATGTCCCCCTGGAATTTAAGCCAAAAGTGAATAGCTCAGGTACGGTCCAGTTCTTCTCGTTTACAAGTATTCTTTGTCCCCCTATTAGAATCCTAAGTTCGTCGCAGTTCTTCATCTTATTTTTATCGTTGTACTTGATTCCTATTTTTGCCATCTTAGATGCGTCGGTGTGTTTGGTGTAGACAAATAACTCGTCGAATAAGTCCTCGTCAGATAAAAATTTATCGATGAAAAGCTCGCCTTTATAATTAACCTCCAGTGCTATCCTTGTATTTTCAACACCAAATACATCCTTTGTTAATATCCTGGTCATTTTAACAACCTCTTCGAGCTTTATCTCATTGTCTCTGAGTATACCAATTTGAACCAGGCCAAAGAAATCTGACTCGTCGTAGAACTCGTCTATGTACTCTATCCTAGATTTTGGGAGGGGTGTAACCTTAAATATGTTGATAACTGTGAAGTCACCCTTGTTTCCACCTGAGAGATCTATAGAAAGAATAAATTTCTTATTCACGTCGGGCAGTGAATCAACTTCAAATTTCGGATGCCATATCAGATTCTCGTAATTCAGACCAGAATCATGCAGGTAGTCAATCTCTCTCCATTTATACTCGACGCTATTCTTTCTTATGCTTTCAAGTTCTTTCCTTCCTAAAAGAAGAGTGGATGAACTCAAGAATTGGTTTCCATACTCTTGGTTAAATAGCTCCTCCGATCCAAGGTTGGCTATCTCGTTATTTCTCCATTTTTCATCCCTACCTGGAACTTGCCACCAATCAACCCTAATTGGATTAAATGTATTTTTGGAGTTTAGGGCATCCATGTACATGTCATAAAACTTGTTCATCCCATTAGGTGTTGAAGTTATTATGATTCTAGATACCTTAGAGGAAGATACAGTGGGATATGTAGATCTAAAGAATGACTCCATGAAGGAAGGATTGATATGGGCAAACTCGTCCATGTATAAGAAGTGAATAGTAAAACCGATACCGGATGTCTTGGTCGTTGTCTTTGACATTACCCTACACCCATTATCAAACCTCATCGACATGACGTTGTTGACCAGCATACCAGGTTTGAGAAAAAATGGAAGTCCCTTTATTATTGATTTGATCTTGTCCATAAGCTCCTCTGATGTGCTACCAACGTTAGCCAGAATCATCGCATTCTTATCGTGGTTAAAAAGTAGATACCAAACAAGAAATACCGCTGACATAATGGATTTACCAACCTGTCTAGGGGCTAAGAAGATGTTGAATCTGTTGTTTTGGAATTCTCTTAAAACAGAATCCTGATAATCTCTCAATCTAATATAAGCAAGTCCTTCATCGGTCATGACCTGGCAAAACTTGGAAAAATAAATCACATCTTTAGCACACTTCTGGATCTCCAATATCTCCTCCTTTGTGTACTCAAAAAGTATATTTGCTCTCTTGAACTCCGGATCGTTATCATGAAAAGGATTGTCTACTCCTTTAAAATCAAGACCTTCCTCATCGGCTTTACGCATGAGTTCATTTACCTTCTCAGTGTTCCAATAGTTACCATTGCCAGAATCATCCTGGCCGTTCTTTAATTCTTCTGCTTTCATAAATAAATCAGCTAAAGATATCGTCCTCTATTTCATAATCGCCAGAACTATCGGGATCAACACCAGATTCCTTAGCATGCAAGGAATCTAGCTCTGCCTTTTTTCTAGCATTCACTACAGAATTTTCATTTGTTATCTCGACTGGATTAACGTCGACTATATCTCCGCCTAGAATCCCTCTTAGTCCTTCCATAAGTCCCTTAGTTCCTCTAGATTTAATTCCACCATTTTCTGTTATAGGACCTCCAAAAGATCCCTCAGTCTCACCTGGAGGTAAAGCTATACCACCGTTATAATTCTTATCATCGACCTGATCCTTCATGTTCTTATACCCCTTCTCCATCTTATCAAGATAAGTCTGGTGATCCTTCGACATCTGCATTATCTGGCCCTGAAGCTGAGCTAGCACCTCAAACAATCTGGGATGCATATTTCCCATATCAATTTCTTCTAGCAATTTAGTTATTGCATGCTGGCCGGACTTAAGCTGAAACATCATCGATGAGATGTTCATAGAGTCTATCTTTTTTCTATACTCTAAATAGGCATTCTCCTCTATTGCGTCACTATCAAAGTAAAATTTAACTAAGGAGTCCAATAGGGTTTTAGCCTCTGATGCTGAGCTGTTCTTCTCGCCAGCAAAGTCCATCGTCACGGACGTCTTTAGTCTAGGTAAATCTGAAGTTCCAGTTTCTAAAGAATCCAGATTCTCCTCCATTATTATAGAATCCAGGTTTTCTTTTATCTTTTCCTGGACCACCTTTTCCATTTTAGGCTTTCTTCTTGGCATAAATATAAAAATTATCTGTTCCTAGCAAATCTTGGTGCATTGAACAGTGGTTTAGCGTTATCTATTATGTGGGCAAGTTGCTCGTCTCTAACTATATTTTGATTAAGTACAGTAGATTGATTGTCTGTATCTATCATGTTCTTAAATAATCTAACATTACTCAAAAATAGCGGGGAAGTAAATATTTTATAAGAATTCTGGTCAGTTTTATAAAAAGGGCTGCTTGTTTGCAGGTCAATATTCTCAGGTGCATCAAAAATTATACTATCACTTAGCTGTCTGACATACTCGTGTACTTTTATCAGCTCGCTAGATTGCTGTGAAGGATTCACGGGATCATATGACATCTTCCAAGCCTGTATAGAAAGCTGCTTGTATTTATTGGAAACGTTCACGACAAAAGCATACCATTCACCGTAGTCTATCTTAAACTGAAGAGGCGAATTTATCTCTATGTTGTTAGCTTTCAAAGAGAAACTTCCCTGTCCTATAAAATTAGTCACCTCTTGTTCCATAGCGCCAGAGTGAATCAAATCAAACCTAAATCCCTTCATGGTCTGGTTTTGATCAATATAAAGGCCACTTAAGAAGTTCCGGGATTGAGCTTTTTGAGCTTTCCAGTTAGTTATACCAGGATCAAAAATATTAGAGTTGTTTACTACGGTAAAAGTGAAATCATCCACAACAGACAAAACCCTATATCCCCCGCTGTGGGAATAGTCGCCTTGTATTGCAACATACCCATCAGGATTATCAGCATAAGAAGTCCAGGGGGTTAAGTAGTGCTTATATGGCTGAGTAGAGTACGTAACCGTAGTGTCTGTGTAAGAGACTGTAGTAAGAGGCAGAACGGGGTAGCCTATCTTTTTAAGTTTAGTGTTATCGTAGGCATTTCTAAGACTAAACCAAGATGTCAAAGACAACTCTTCTTTTTCAAGAAGTTTTGGCCTTACCTTATATCTTATCGCGTTTCTATTCTTGAACGGATCATAAGTAAATTCTGCATCATCAACGAAAGCAGCCTCGAGATCGTAGTAGTTATTTAATACTATTGTCCAGTTATTGTTTAGATCATATCCTATAATCGGAAGCTTTCCATATACGTAGGATCTAATAGGATCTTGAGATCTAACATAGGTAGTGGTAGCATATTGCTGAGGTTTGGCTATCTTTTTCTCCTCCTTGTCTAGATCCGCACCAAATAATTCTTGTGTAGTTAACCCAACACCTTCTAACTCTTCCTGGTATGCTGGATCCTGGAAGAAAGTATTACTCTTAGGCTGATACTTCTTGAGTTCTATCTTAAAATAAACAGGGGCGTTCATAAAATCTCTAAACAAATATGTCGAATTTATCTCGTATATCCTGTTTGTTAACGGAAAGTAAATAATATCTCTCTTTCTAGGCTGTGATCCATTACCAAAGATCTCCCCGAAATATTTACGATCTATCTGGATCTCAAAAGGCTCTTCAAAGTTAACACCAAACGGATCGAAGTTATTCCTGTTGTCCGGAAATTGGTTATTTTGCACCATAACCTTTATACACTTCTCATCAACAACATCAAATAATGTGTATTCTCTTAGAACAACATCTTTACCTCTAGCTTGGGGTTGTACTGAGTAGTAATTAACTTCAAATCCAAATATCTTATTCACAATCTTACTCAGATCCTGGTATAGATTCAGAGCTCTATTTACTGCATAGGGATTAAAAGTGTACCCGCAGTCATTGAAAACAACGGGTCTATTAGAAACCTCATCTGAACATCTTGGGCTAGGCCTGATTATTTTTTCACCTATGCTTAAAGAATCTATATAGTCCTGGTCATACTCTAAATCTAGATCAAAATCTGTTATAACAACACTCGGGTCAACAACACTATCTGGCTCATAACCTAAGCTACCAT